GAGCATAAAGTTGCACTGTCAATCTTAGAGCATATCGAAGAACGTCTAGAAAAGCAATGGCAACCTAGAGATGATGAAGGTGAAGTGATTGATCATTTAGATCTTCAAGACATTGACTTTAATACTGGCAACTGGATGATCCTAACAAGAACCAATGATCAAATGAAACCTATTGTTGAACATCTGCACGATACCGGTTTTAGATTTGATTGTAAATTTAACGAATTGTTGCCTAATGATTTGTTGGAAGCAATTAATATTTGGGATCGTTTAAATAAAGGAGCAAGTATTAGTGGTGAAGAAGTTGAAGTTTTATATAGTTTTTTGACTAAAAAAGATATCAAACATGGTTTCAAAGGTAAAGCGTATAATCAAATTGATTCGGTTGACTTAAATCAATTACGACATGAATATGGTTTGATGGCTTCAGGAGACTGGACTGTTTTAAATATGTCTGATGCTCAACGTCGATATATCGAGAGTCTGGTGGCAAGCGGCGAGGATCTAAGTAAACCTGCACGTATAAAAGTTTCAACCATACATTCTGTGAAAGGTGAAGAGTGTGACAATGTTATTTTATTTACAGATCTAGAAAATATTATTTACGAAGCTGCTCAAGTAAATAAAGACACAGAACATCGTTTGTTCTTTGTTGGTGTGACCCGAGCAAAAAACAAATTGTATATTATGAATCAAGATTCAGAGTATCAATACAACATAGGAGAAGACTTGTGAGTGATGCAAAAGAAAAGCAAATAGGAGGATCACATTACAAAATAAAAATACAACCTTACACCTTTATTATGTCCAATGGGTTGAATTTTTTTCAAGGTAATGTAATTAAATATGTGGTCAGATATTTAAAGAAAAATCAAATAGAGGACTTAAATAAAATAATTCACTACTGTGAATTAGAAATAGATAGATTGCGAAAGGAATGGGATAAATAGTTGTTTCAAGCACAGACTGAATGGATTTGTCCTGAAAGTTTTCCAGACTTGTCTGGTTATCAATATGTTGCAATCGATTTAGAAACCAAAGATCCAAATTTAAAAACACGAGGTTCTGGTTCTGTTATTGGCCATGGAGAAATCATAGGTATTGCTGTGGCTGTTGAAGGATGGTCTGGATATTATCCGATAGGTCATCGTGAAGGAAATATGGACAGAAGAAAAGTTTTAGAGTGGATTACTAAAGTTTGTGCAGATGATAACACAAAAATTTTTCACAACGCCATGTATGATGTCTGTTGGTTGAAGTCTTATGGAATAAAGATAAACGGTTTTGTTATTGATACCATGGTGATGTTATCTTTGATTGATGAGAACAGAAGATGGTATTCTTTAAATAGTGCATCGTATGATTATCTTGGAGAAGTTAAAAATGAACAATCATTAAAAGAAGCAGCAGAAGCTGCAGGCGTTGATGCAAAATCTGAAATGTATAAACTTCCGGCAATGTATGTTGGATCGTACGCAGAAAAAGATGCAGAACTTACCTTAGAATTATTTAGAGTCTTATCAAGAGAAATACAAAAACAAAATTTACAAAACGTATTTGACCTGGAGACAAATTTATTTCCGTGTTTAGTTGATATGAGATTTAGGGGTGTTCGGGTTGACGTTGAAAAAGCTCATACATTGAAACAAAAGCTAGTTTCACAAGAAGAAGAGTTACTGCTGCAAGTGAAAAAAGAAACAGGAGTAGAAACCCAAATATGGGCGGCAAGATCGATTGCGCAAGTTTTTGATAAATTATCTTTACCTTATTCCAGAACTTTAAAATCAAATGCACCCTCCTTTACAAAAAACTTTTTACAGGAACATCAACATCCTATCGTTCAGAAGATAGCAAAAGCGAGAGAAATAAACAAGGCACACACAACATTTATTGATACAATCCTAAAACATGAGCATAAAGGACGAATTCATGCGGATATTAACCCAATAAAATCTGATACCGGTGGTACAGTCACGGGTCGGTTTAGTTATTCAAATCCTAACCTGCAACAGATTCCTGCAAGAAATAAAGATTTAGGTCCTATGATTAGAGGATTATTTATACCAGAAGAAAATTGTACATGGGGTTGTTTTGACTACTCACAACAAGAACCAAGACTTGTTGTGCACTATGCTGCAACCACTGAACCTATTTGTTTTAATGAATCGGTGACTAAGATTGTAGAAAAATTTAAAGATGATTCGGTAGACTTTCACCAAACTGTAGCTGACATGGCAAACATTTCCAGGTCGCAAGCTAAAACAATTAATTTAGGATTGTTTTACGGGATGGGTAAAGCCAAGTTACAGGCAGAATTAGGATTAAACACGAAGCAAGAAGCTGAAAACTTATTTAATCAATACCATGACAATGTTCCTTTCGTAAGAGAGTTAATGAATAGAACATCTTCGTTTGCACAAACATCAGGATCGATTGGAACTTTACTGGGTCGTAAGTGTAGATTTGATAAATGGGAACCTGCAACGTTTGGTATGCACACACCTATGACTTTAGAAGAAGCAGAGAGAACATATGGCCGTGGAAGAATTAGAAGAGCGTTTACGTACAAAGCTTTAAATAAACTTATTCAAGGATCTGCAGCAGACATGACAAAAAAAGCTATGTTGGATTTATATCAAGAGGGAATTATACCTCACATACAAATTCACGATGAATTAGATTTATCAATTGAGTCGCAGGAGCAAGCTAAAAAGATTATTGAGATCATGGAAAATGCTGTTACACTAGCGGTTCCCAACAAAGTCGACTACGAGTCAGGCCGAACCTGGGGGGAGATAAATGGATAACTTATGGCATACCTTAATGCAAACACTCCGCCAATCTACTGTAAGATTAGGACAGAGTATTTATATGATATGGACCAAAATAAACGCGGTGAGAGAGAATGTGTTATCTTCGGTATCACAAGTATTACCGGTCGTGCAATCTTATTTAATATTATGTTACCGAACGGTGCGTGCTATTGGCGTTTGCCTATCTCAGCGTTCTTCCAAAAACATTTTTCTAGAAATCAAGTGCCTGATATGTCGTTACCAGAGTTACAGCTGTGGAACTGTTTTAGTTACTATCCTAGTGTGCATCGCTTTGATTGGATGGATGGTTTAGATGGTAAGTTTAGAGGAAAAGATAAAAAGTTTTATCCTGGTACCTATCTTTTTACTATTGACTGGGGTCATCCTGAGTCCAATATTCTTAACGTGGAACATTCTGAAGTACCTCAAGAACATAAGTGCGCACATATATTGGCACTTGGAAATGGCAATTTTGCAGCTCAGCCTAATAATCGTTGTCTGTGGCATGTTAATAGTTACACTACCGATAAAGATTGGCCAGATTTTAAAGTCCAAACTACAGTCTGGGATTGCGAAGATGACGCGTGGGTAACGGAAGATTCTGATAATATGTTCTATGATTTAGAACCAAATAAGTCTTCTCACGAAGACTAAAATCGTATATAAAATTTTATAAGAGGGACCATGATAAGATTACTAACAATATTGGTGTGTATGCTTTATGCGACAGCGACTTATTCAGATGTTACGCAAGAAAACGTCAGTGGTGGTAATACGTCTATACAAGGCGGTTATACGTCATCCACTACATATGAGTCTGGCTCTTCTAGTTCTAGCACTACTACTAATAGCACTACTAGCAACATACGTTCTGCTCCTCCTACTGCCTCTGCACCTAATCTAGCCCCATCTGGAATAGATGTGTGTTCAGTATCAGCTAGTGCTGGACTTCAGACTTTTGGCTTGGGAGTATCCGGTGGTAAAAGTTTTAGAGACAAAAACTGTGAAAGAATAAAATTATCAAGAGAACTTAGAGCAAACGGTATGAACGTAGCAGCCGTTGCACTTCTCTGCCAGGACCCGCGCGTGTTTCAGAGCATGGAAATGGCGGGCACCCCGTGCCCGATTGATGGTAAGATTGGTAAACAAGCACAAGCACAATGGAAAAAATATGGCAAACTTCGACCAGACTACGACTTGTATGTAAAAAGATTAAAGGTTATTGAAGATGCAGAAAATAATAGTAAGACTTCTAATTACTCTGACGCTGACGAGTAATGCTTTTGCTGAAACAGCAACAAGCGGTAACTTGTTACCAAATGCTTCGATCAATCAAACAAACTTACAAAATCAATCAGGAACCATAAACGGTATTAATGGATCAACTGGTTGGACCACAACAGGTATATCTAATTATAACAACGAGTTAGAAGCAAACGGAACTGGCACAGTATCTTCATCAGGATCTCTTGTAGGCATTACAACTGAAAAACAAAATGGTGGACAGTTTACAACCACTGCAGATGCTTTGGATGGTGGAGTTAGATTAAACTCTACAACCGAAGTACAAAACTGTGAGTGGATAGGTTCAGCTCATCAATGTGGACGAGCCACACAAGGTCGAGATAGTTATTCAACCACAGTTAATATCTTAGATGCAAACAACAATTCATTATCTACGGTTACACAAATTAGAAATAATGATGCAGGTTATTATGGTAACACTTATACTTACACTGATACTGTAATTCATAATGGTACAGGTGCAAGAAACTGGAGCTGGGTTTGGACAGGTGTCGATGGAAACAATGTTAATGCAACAGGTGCTGTTGGGCCTAACTTACTTGGTGCAAATCTTACAGCCACACTTTTAGATATTAATTACACAGCTTTACCTCCTGCAATACAAACCGAACTTACTTCTTTTGATGATGAAATAAGTAAAGAATTTAAAGAGTTAGAAGGGTCTTTTAAATTTGAAGAACCAAAGTTTACTTATGAAGAACCTAAGTTAGAGACTTTTAAAGAACCGGTTAAGATGGAAACTAAAGCATTTGAAGAAGCACCATCCCCACCAGGAATGAGCCAAAAAGAATCATTATCCGGTCCGGGTGCCACATTTACAGAGACCTCGGGGCCTTCCGGTAATAAAACTCCCTCTCCTCAGAAGGAGGAGTCAAGTTTTGTTGAGGAACAATTTGCTCCAAAAAACGCTGGTACATCAAAGCCTCAAAAAGAGACTCAGGAATCACAAATATTGGAACCTGACGATAATAAAAAGAATGATAACCCAAAAGAGACAACAGAATCAAACCAGTCGCCAGATTCAACTGACAAAACCGACAAAGCTTCAGGTGACGTAAAAGATTCTTCAAAAATTTCATTGGCAAAGACTATGGAGAAGATAGACACTCAAGTCAAGGATATTGGAAAAAATTTAAAATTAAAAAACCTTGTAAAAATTAAACTAATGTCAGATAATAGTGCGCTAGAAAGTTATGCAAATATCGAATTCTATAAACCGAAAAATATTTACTTGGATCAAGCAAAGATTCGAGATAATCGAATACTATACAACGATGTTACCCTGGTATCTTATCAGCAAAAAGATCCCGTTTTTCAAAAGAAAAAACAACTATTTGAGATTAGACAGGAAAAAGAAAAACTGATAAAAGAGATAAGGTTATTGAAAAATGAATAAGATAAAAGAACAACTCGCAGGTGTCGCAGCGTTGATTGGTGTCTTAGCTGCAATCGGTGGTGGCTTTGTTAAATATGGTGAAGTCATGACACGAATGAATCAAATCGAAGAATCTTTAAAAAATTATCAACCCTTTAATCCAGATGGTCTTATTGGTGAGATGGGTAAACAATCTTCACGTATCGCAGTATTAGAAAAAACAAACCAAATCTTAGAGCTTGAAATCAAAGAGCTAAAAGCGAGCAGCAAGAATCCATTAGCAAACTAAAATTATTTTTAGGAGGATAACATGAAACTTACAGAAAACTTCAATCTTCGAGAGCTTACAAAGAGCCAAGTAGCCGAGCGTAACGGAATTCCAAACAATCCATCTAGTGACCACATTGATGCATTAAAAAAATTATGTGAATCTGTTTTACAACCGATTCGTAACCATTTCGACTCCCCAGTGATTATATCTTCAGGGTACCGCTCCGGAGAGCTGTGTGTGCGTATTGGTTCAAAAATTTCCAGTCAACATGCAAAAGGCCAGGCGGCGGATCTAGAAGTGATTGGTGTAGACAACAAGGAACTCGGAACATGGATCAAGAATAACATCGACTATGACCAGCTAATTTTGGAATTCTACAAAGAAGGAGAACCCACATCCGGGTGGATCCACGTGTCGTACGTCGGCAAGGAGAACCGTAAATCAACACTCGTTGCATACAGAGACGAAGAGAATAAA